GCAAAGCAAAGAGCAGAGCATATCTTCCCAAATATTCCCAAAAAAACAGAAGTTCAAAGTTGATCTTTCCTATGGTAAAGAAAAAGAAGACAGCACAACTACAACTACAACAGGAATAAAAGCAAAGATGCCTATAGGAAAGGCTAATGTACGGTTTGGAGCAGCTCTAATTGAAAGAGAAACCAAAAGAATAGAGCAAGAAGCTATAGAAAGAAATGCTTTTGAACAACTGTCTACTTCAGCAGGCGTTAATATAGACGACCCTTTTGGTTTTGGCGGTGGTGCAGATTTGGGTTGGCGAGGAAAGTCAACAGGAGGAGAATGGAATGTAGAAAGTCCAGATTACACAGGTTCAGGTAAATGGAATACTCCTTATCAAAAACAAGTCACAGGTAGGTATGGTGTACCAATAGGAGATGGTTGGTCATTAGGAGTAGAAGGTAGCACAGGAGCCATGGGGATGAGCCCACGATATATGGAAGGTGACCCCAATAAATGGGAAAACTTTTTAGCAGCATTATTAAAGTATGAGAGGTAGTTATGGATTGGTTGGATGATATATTAAAATATACAGATCAAGATTATCTTTTTGGTGCTAACCCTGAATCAGGAAGTTGGCAGGACATAGCCCAAAGCTTTTTAAATACACCTTATGATCCCGAAGGTTCTCTTATAGGTAGAATTTTAAGAGCAGAGGAAAGAGTTCCTTCTACTCCTGGAGTAAACCCAGAAGGCGATCCCATGTATGGCAGTAGTGGGAAAACAAATCCAGTAATAAGAGATTTAGAACAAGAAGAAGCAAATAGACCTGCATGGTCACCAAGCAGTAGCACAATGTCCCAGCCAGACATGATAACAACGCCTGAATATACTGTTCCTAGAAGGGAAGTAGGCATGATAGGCGGTAATCCAAATATGTATGGCAACTTACAAAACGATATAACAGAGGAAGAAAAATTAGAGATGTTAGCTCGATTATTGAGGAGAAGGGCATAATGCCATTTCAGCCAACAGGACAAAGTACATCTATAGCAGCACCAATCGGTGGATTAAATACGAGGGATGCGGTGGATATGATGCCTGAACAGGATGCTATTCGTTTGGAAAACTTTTTCCCAGGTGCTACGGATGTCAGCGTGAGAAATGGTTTTACAGCCCATGCTACAGGATTACCAAGTACCGTTCAGACATTAATGGCTTATTCTTCAGGAGCAACCAATGAGTTATATGCTGTAAGTAATAATGCCGTTTATGAAGTTACTTCCGCAGGAGTCATCGGAAGTGCGGTGGTGTCGTCTTTGACGAACTCACAATGGCAGTATGTTAATTTTACAACATCTGGAGGAGGTTTCCTCTTTTGTGTAAATGGTGCCGATTCTCCCAGACACTATAATGGTACGACTTGGACGACACCCACTTTAACGGGAGTAACAGGTTCCACGCTTAATAATATTTGTGTATTTAAGGAACGCTTATTTTTCTGTATTAATAATTCTTTGAGTTTTGGCTATCTTCCGATTAATAGTGTAGCAGGAGCTATTACGACCTTTAATTTGGGAAGTATTTTTCACATGGGTGGTTTTATCCAAGCCATAGGAACTTGGACTAGGGATGGCGGAAGTGGTCCAGATGATTATATCGTCTTTTTAACTAATCACGGAGAAGCGGTAATTTATACGGGTTCAGACCCAAGTGATGCAACAAAATGGAGTTTAGTCGGTACTTTTAAATTATCCCGCCCTATAGGGAAAAGATGCTTAATTAATGTTAATTCGGACTTAATTCTTATTACCGAAGCAGGATTTATGCCGTTATCACAGACTTTGGTAACAGGCGAAAACGCACCTGCTAAAGCTATTTCCGATAAAATAAGCGGGAGTATTCTTCCTGCTGTAAATAATTTCGGCTCTACTTTTGGCTGGGAAGCTATTTTATATCCTAAAGGACAGTATGGTTTGTTCAATGTTCCTAATAATACGACTAACGGTTTTGTTCAGTATGTCGTTAACATTAATACAGGAGCTTGGGGTAAATTTTCAGGACAAAATGCGTTTTGCTGGGCATTATTAGACGGAGTGTTATATTTTGGGGGTGATACAAAAACCTACCAAGCGGATACGGGGGATAGTGATGCGGATGCAAATATAGAAGCATCGGCAAAAACCGCTTTTATTTATTATGGAGGCAGAGGTTCGCCTAAAAGATTTACAGCCATTAGACCAGTTATGGGTAGTAATGCTTCGTTACCTGTGAGTATAGGTTTTGATGTAGATTTTGAGGATGGCACCACTTCTTATACACCAAGTGCTGTTACGACAACGGGTGCAACTTGGGATGAAGCCACTTGGGATGTAGCAAGTTGGGGTGGTACTGTTTCCACCTCGAAGTCATGGCGTAGTGTATCAAATATAGGCTGGAACGCAGCCGTTAGAATACGAACAAGCACGAAACTACAATCAGTCAAATGGCACTCCACCGATGTAATGTTTGAAATAGGTCGGGGTTTATAATGTTTATTACCAATAAAATATGGGATCATTTACTACCTGCTGTAAAAAATACAGAGGAAGGATTAGAAAGAAAAGATTTTGAAAAAGGGATAAAAGAAGGATCATATAAATTATTTACTAACAACAAAAGCTCTGCTTTGACAGCTTCCTATAACTCAATTTTAAGGATAGGATTAGCAGGAGGGGATTTAGAAGGTTTAAAAGAAATAGAAAAAAAAATTGAAAAATATGCAAAAAAGCGTAAATATAAATACATTGATATTTTAGGCAGAAAAGGTTGGGAACGAGTATTAGACGGATATAACAAAAAAGCAGTATTAATAAGGAAGGAATTAACATGAGTTTTGTATTAGATATTTTTAAGCCACCAAAAGCACCAGCAGCACCAGATTATACAGGAGCAGCAAGAGCCCAAGGTGCAGCGAATGTGGAAACCGCCATAGTTGAAGGAACTATGAACCGACCTGATATTTTCAGTCCTTACGATATTACCCGATGGACTGATGTAGGCACGGCAGAAAAGCCCAGATTTCAAGCGGATTATTCCTTACGACCTGAATATGAATCACAAAGACAAAAACAGGCTCAAATAGGCGGACAGTATTTAGATGTAGCAGGACAGCGATTAGATGAATTACCATCAGGAGAATTTAATTTCGGAGCATTGCCTGCTTACCAGTCAACTATTGATACAGCAGGATTTACCCCACTCGCCACGGCTGATGATTTAGGGGATTATGCAACTCGTAGTGAAACTGATTATTACAATAGAGCTATGGCAAGAATACAACCGCAGCAAGAAATGGAAAAAATCCAGTTACATACAAAATTAATTAATTCAGGTCTACCTCCAGGATCAACGGCTTATAATGATGCTATGGGAAGATTAGAATTACAGCAATCTGATTCTTTAAGAGATTTAAGCCAACAAGCCATAGCGGAAGGACAACGCATGAGAACAGGATTGGCTAGTGAATCTCAATCTATGCGTCAAGCACAATTAGCCGAAGCAACAATGATGCAACAAATGCAGAACCAAGCTCGACAACAAGCCTTATCAGATGCGTTACTAGGCAGAAGATTACCTATGGAGGAACTCGCCACATTAACAGGTTCTCCAAGCATAGGAGCAGCAGGTATGGGAACAGCAACTACGGGATTAAATGTGCCTGGTACTTCTATAGCACCACCACCATTATTTGCAGCAACACAAGCAACAGGAGCTGATGCCATGAATAGATATAATCAGCAAATGGCAGGATATGGAGCTAGAATGAATATGTTCGGAAATATAGCAGGAGGAGCTATGGCTTCTGATAAAACTTTAAAAGAAAACATTATAAAAGTTGGTAAATCAGCATTAGGATTTAACATTTATGAATTTAATTATTTATGGAGTCCAAAACGCTTCAGGGGTGTAATAGCTCAGGAAGTGCAGAAAATTAAACCAACAGCTGTATTAGCTAATATCTTTGGTCATTTACTGGTTGATTACAGAAAACTTGATGTGAATATGGAACAAGTGTAATGGGAGTATTCGCACCACCACAAAGACGACCAATATTAACAGACCTAGATAAAAAACTGTTAATGCAGTTATTACGCCAATCACAAACTTCTCAAGAATCCTATATTAGGGAATCAGCTTTAGGAGTTCCTTGGGGTAGTTTAGCAAATAGCCTTGTAGGAGGAATGTTAGTAGGGCGTGAGAGAAGAAGGCAAGAAGAAAAAATAGAAAGATCAGATGCTTATGCTGATAGAGCAGCTGAAATAATGAGTATGGGTACAGATTTAGTTCCTGGTCAAGTATCTATAAGCCCTGAAGGTACATTTGAAACATTACCGACAGATGTTCAAGGTGGTGGAGTTTCTACTTTTACTAGACCAGAAACTTACGGAGAAACATTAAAAAACTATAAATCAAGCGGAATAGCAGAAGACCAATTATTTGAGCAAGGAATCCCTGTAGAGGATCAATTAGCTGCACAATTTGCTAGAGATAATCTAAATAAATTAACAGGAAGAAGAGTGCCAGGTGTTGAAGCTACAACATATTCGCCAAAAGGAATACCATACGCACCACAACCAGAAACACTAACAGTTGGAGAGGAATTTCCAGAAGATAGTACAAGATTAGGAAGATGGTATAGTGGAGCAAGACCGCAAGAAGAATTAAGCACCGATGCAAATGTAGCATTATCACAAGCATTAAGAGGTGCAGGTTATGATACCTTTGAAACTCAAGAATATATGCGAAATAGACAACTAGAAGAACAAAAAAGGCTAAGAGAATTACAACCACAATTTAAAAGTCAAAAAACTTATTATACTTCTAAAGGCGAACCAACAATAGTAAATATGTTTATAGACCCAAAAACTGGTTTACCTTTATATCGTGGAGAATTTAATGAACCTATAGATATATCACCTTTATCACCAGATAAACCAGATATAGAAGCAAATGTATTACAATTAAATGCAGAACAATTTAATGAAGCAAATACTATATTAGGTTTAGATTATCCTGAAGGTTCTGTTGTTAAATTAAAATTAGAAAAAGGTTTTAATCCAGAAGGAAAAACTATACAAGAATTATATGAAAATGCTACTAGCATTGATTGGAAAGAACCTAAAAAACCAGATATACAAAATATTTATACAGGAGATATTCCTAAAAAACTAAATGATAAATTAAGAGATAACATACAAAATTCTATAGGTGTAATTGGACAAGGTGCTTCTTTAATAGAAAAAATTGCCAATATACCTGATGCTGTAGGAATAAAAGGAAGGATAATAAGAAGTGCTGCGGGTGTAGCAGGACTTATCGATAGTGTTGCAGAAACAGACTTAGAAAGTGCACTAACACAATATTGGGCAGGTGCTGATCCTGAAGAATTATCAAGAGTAACTGCCGATATAAGGCAATATGTAGCTAAATCTATTACAACTATAACAGGAGAAGAATCTGGAAGATATACAGAACCAGAAAGAGATTTAGCAAAAGAAACAATAGCAGCAGAAGCAGCTTTAGGAACTCCAAGAGCAGTTTATGGAGCATTAATAAGTATATTATCTATAGAAGAAAGATCAAGAGATAGAGCTACAACTGCTATAGCTAGAAATAAAGCAAGAATTTCTGGAGAACCTATAGAATATACAAACCCATTATTAAATGATGAACAAAAAATATCTTATATGAAATATCTTCAAAAATTAGGTTTTGATAAAAAATCTGCTATAAATGTAATAGAAGGTATAGAATTAGATAGAGAAATAGCAGATCGTGGAGGTATTTAATAATGGTAAGCATAAGCCAAGCTCAACGAATAGATAAAACATTAAATAGAAAAGAATTAGAAGATTTGTGGGATAATAATGTAGCAAAAACACCTGCTGAAAGAGAAGGCTATGCTCCTGAAGCTGGGCCTTTGAGAGATTTAAGTTTGCGTAGTGCTTTATCTTTTAAAGGCGACACTATAGAAGAAAAAGAAATAGTTTTTAAAAAAGCATATCCAGAAGGTGAGTTAGCAATGGACACTTTTTCTGGAAAACTAACTTTTAGAAAAAACCCTAATGAACCTATGACATTTGTAGATAAACCATTTTTAGAAGGAATAAAAGACAAAGATGGTACAGAATTTCTTACTGATGTTGCCGAATTAGCATCTTCTGTTCCTCATTTAGCACCAGAAATAGCTCTAGCAATATCCCCATTAAGTAGAGGTTGGGGGTGGATAAAAAATGCTTTAGTTTATGGAAGTTTTGGAGCAGGAGGAGAGATATTAAGGCAAGTAGGACAGGAAATGTCAGGGACACAGAGGGAATCATTTAAAGAAGCATACATAGATAGACCTAAAACTTCAGCTTTATGGTCAGCAGGAGGTGCAACAGTAGGAAAAGGATTAGAAAATATTGCTGCTGGCGTAAGAGGTTACAAAGGCGGTGGGTTGTTTAAAGTACAAGAAGAAGGAAGAAAACTACAACAAGCAG